GCACGAGCCTTAGCTTGACGATCAGCAATCTGGTTACCCAAACGATCATAACCTTCAGATATGGCTTGAAGACGAGCAACTTTCTTCAACAAACCGCTACCTTTAGGAGCATTACGCTGGGGAAAATTATTCTTCTTAGCAACTACATAATAGCAATACGATTAGGAAGGTTGTTAACGCCGCCAACACCAAAAATGAATTGTCCAGCAGCGTTAACAGCGCCTTCGACCATATTACGGCCAGCAGTCCGCATAAACGTCTGGACAGCTGGAGCTATTCTCTCACCTGCTTCAGTTACGGCAGCAGCAACATCACCCATGTAACTGCCGATGAAACTATCTTGATCAGATTCAGTATGTGCAAAATCAGAACCAGCTGTAGCACGAGAAACAGCATTAAGGGTAGCTGAATCATAAGCGGCAGCCATAGATCCAATAAGAGAACCAGTCTTCTGAGGAATATTCTCAGTGTGAAGAATGACCTCAGCTTGTAAGGGGGTAACGGTGTTACCAGGAGTAGTGGAAACACTTACTCCTTCAACAGCAATAAGAAGAGTACCCCAACTATATGGAATAGTAAACGTATTACCAGTTGTGGTTGCATCTTCAGCTGCATTAGGTTCAGGTGACTGATAACGAAAGGCAGTCTCATCAGTCCACTTATTAACCAAGGTTAATGGTGTCTGAGTAAGGGATGATAAAGTAACACGTTTGTAGAACGTGTACCCACTCATTTCACTAGTGGAGGTTGCAAGTTGAGTATACTGTGGGACAGGTGCACCACCTGCCCAAGTAGTCTCAGTTGCAATAGCAATGTGAACAAACCCTGTAGTGGTGGTAGGAGCTTGAGGACAAGACAAACGGATACCATGAGCTACTGTACGAGTAGCCTCAAATGCAGTCAGGAAATTGGTTCGTTGTGGAGCATTAGATACACTAGAACCAGTTCCTACCCAAGTCCAAGTACTTGGAGTCAAACCACGTCCAGTTACAAAAGAACCAGTAACTGATGGGTAAAATGCCCAAGCATGAGCAAACATAGGCTGGGTAGTGCCTGTGGCAGATGTGAGTGACTGATTCCACTGAAGAGGAGTAGCAACAGAAGGTAAAGTGGAAGAATCAGGTATTTTTCCACCAAATGCTTTGGGCAAAAATGGATCCGCCTGTGCAATAATAAATTTATCACCCGCACTCAATTCAGACTTGCAAGGGCCGCAGCCATCTTGCGCCTGAACGCGATTAGAGCGAACACGCTTCGTAGAACGACGACGCCGAAAGATACCTACGCGGTATGAACGGCGTGGACGCGAGTACGACGAATAGGATCGTCTAGAGTAGCTTCGACGACGGCGAGCGTAAGGTCGACGACGAGAAAAACGAGAATAAGCCATAATACTAAAATACTTGAAACTAGCCTACACTACCAAAGAAAAGACTTGCGCTTGACTTGGCAAATTGGAGACTGAAGCCTCCTATAAGTCATCGCTTTAAATATTAATTATACAAGGACTGGGCCAACAGCTAAAATTTGGGCCAGGTTTGACCCCTTGGCGCATAAATTTATAGAGGTTGCATACTTTAATCAAGATTAAAAAAATGGGCCACTGTGCCAGTGGCAGGGGGTAATACTAAGGCGACTACGTCGCCAGACCCCCTGCCACTCATCCCTCCTCACTTCGTTCTGGGGATAGCTCATTTCTCAATTCGCCTTGTACTACAACAATGGTAAACTACCAACAAGCACGACACTGGACATTTACGGTACACTTCGAGAGAAGAAATATTCATATACAAGATGCTACAGAACAAGAGCAAGAAGAATACATATCGAGATTGTCAAAGAGAACAGACTACAAATATCTCATATTGGGGAAAGAAATGGGTGCAAACAATACCCCACATATACAAGGATACATATGTTGGAGTCACCAAAAGAGATTCGAAACAACGAAAAAGATTCTCAAAGGACCAAAGGACGTACACTTGGAACAAACAAAAGGATCACCAGCAGATAACAGGAAGTACTGTTCAAAAGAAGGAAACTTTTTGGAATTCGGAACACTGCCTAAACAAGTTGGTGAGGCATCAAGATTGGGAGGGAAAGCGGCAGCAAAGGCAAACAAAGAAATATTACAACGTGCAGAGGACGGTGATTTTGAATGGATCAAAACCAATTTTCCAGGAAAATGGATACAAGATTCTGCGAAACTACAAAGTCTATTCGTCAGAAAAGTTGAAATACTACAAGGAGATATCCTCCCACATGAATGGTGGGTCGGACCTACAGGATGTGGTAAGTCAAGAACAGTTTGGGAACTATACCCAAACCACTACAGCAAACAGCTTAACAAATGGTGGGATGGTTACTTCAATGAAGACGTGGTTGTCATCGAAGAATGGTGTCCTAAAAACGACATTACAGGATCAAGGTTGAAAATATGGGCAGATAGATACCCATTCAACGCCGAAATTAAAGGTGGAAACCTGAAAAACATACGACCAAAGAAAATCATCGTTCTGTCTAACTACACGATGGAACAATGCTTCACGAATCCAGAGGATCTTAATCCGATGAAGAGAAAATTCACGCAAGTTCTTTGGGGTGATACCAAAGAAAGACATGTATTCACAAGGGCAGCTGTGAAAACATACGCTGACCAGTTCTATAACAGCCTACTCAAAGAAGAAGAAGAAGAAAGTGCTACGGCTTTGGAATCAGAATCCCAAACCATAGCCAGCCCTGATTCTGAGGAACCAGTATGGATGAACTGGGACTGGGGTCAGCTAGACGTAGATATGCCTACTTTACTAGAAGAGCTTTAAACGAAAATACATTTACATGAGGCAGCTAAGCCGCGCCCGCTTCGCTAGGGCGCTCCCTACTCGCAACCTCCGCTTCGCTGCGGTGCTCAACAATAGATAGATCAGGATTAGGGGTTACATAGACGGGCCTACGCGCCGCGCCCGCGACCTTCGGTGCGGCTCCGCTCTCTAAGGCCCTATAACATTAGGGTTAGGTTAATGGTATACATGTATACTTGAACTACAACTATACGTTGTGTGGTACACATAGTGAGGTATACAAAATCCTATATAGTATGGATTTGTCTTACGTACACTATACTATACTTTAACTTATAATAAGGGAGAGGGTCGGGTGGATGGAAGAGGACGTGAGTGTATGGAGCTACCGTACCGTCCACTCTTTCTCTCACTTCTCAATTTACTCCCGACTACAACAATGGAAAACCAGCAAGTTAAACGATCACTAGAACCATCATTCGACAATGAGGCTAAACGACAACGATCGGACAAGGTTGGACAACTAGAACACTGCATGATGAACTTCTATCGAGAGGATCATGAGAAACAAGTAAACCTTAAAGAAGCATGGGCTAAAGCATACCATGGAGCAGACGACAGAGCATCGAGATTACATAGACATGGATTGCAAATGGCAAATACAATCGAGGTGCAAGCAGCAACAATACAAAGAAAAGCAGAGGAAATCAATCAATTGGAACGGGAATTATTCTTAGCGAGAATTGCTAGAGATCAAATGCGAGAAGCAATCAACAATGTGATTAAGGATACAATTCCTTATACACCAGTGGTGACTAAACAAATCATTCGACAATACTTAGAGTGTGAAATACACATGATCGAGGACGATTCAACAATCAGTGACGATGACAGAACACCAGAAGAGATGCAAGAAATCATCGACTTAACAGCAGAAGAAGAAATAGACGAAGGATACGAATCGGATCTGGAAGAAGTACCAAATAGAATGGTAGAAGCACTAAACATTCAATGGCCTAGAGGAAACATTTAAAAATACATATATTGTATATTATATACTCATATCTTGAGCTTCATCAAAGCCCCAATTAACATTAGGCCAAGGGCCATACATAGGAGCAACAATATTATTAACACGATTACTATAGACAAGCTGATCAAGAGCATCTTGACGAATAGCACCTTGAGCATCTACACAACGACCTGCGCCTTCGGCTTGAGCAATAGCTCAACACAGTTTCCTCAAATGACCAACACCTTCATCACCACTACGTTTAGGAC